TTGCTCCTGCGCTTACCTTGGCGCTTCAAGTTGTTCAACCCTTCGTCAGTGCTCTGACTTGGATGATACAAAATATCCCCGGCCTTGGTCCTGTCCTTGGAATCCTAGCCGGAGCTTTTGTTGCTTTGGTTGCAGTGGCACCTGGCCTGGCATCCATTGTTTTTGTCCTTCAATCCATTGGAGGGGCAGCGGCATTGTTAGCTCCTATTGCTGGATTCTTCGCATCTATTGCAGGCGCTGCTGGTGCAGTTGTTCCTGTGCTTTCAGGTATTGGAGCCACTATTGCTGGTTTTGCAGGCGCTGTTGTTCCTGTTTTGACAGGCATTGTTACGTTCCTTGGTCCACAAGGCTTAATCGCATTGGGGATAATTGCTTTGGGCGTTTTGTTTTTTACGTTTCGCGATCAAATCATTGGTGTATTCAATGCTATTATTAGCTTTGTTCAGTCAACCTGGACTACAATCACTTCGCTTCTTAATGCTCCCATTCAGGCTGCAATCATCTTTATACAGAATAATTTCCTGACCCCTATTAGCCAAGGCATCACAAATCTTGTCAATGCAGTCAAAGCAATCTGGCAGGGTTTAGGCCAGTTCTTAACAAGCCCATTCCAGACTGCTGCCACCACAATCAAAGGCGTAGTCAATAGCATTCTCAATGGAATTGGCAATGCGGTGCGTTCTGTGGTGAACGCCATCAACTCCGTGATCGCTGGCGCTAACAGAGCATTGGCTACATTAAAACTGCCACGAATCCCCCTCTTGCCATCGCCCAATATTCCGCAATTTGCTGATGGCGGTCTTATTACTGGTCCGACCTTGGCAATGGTGGGTGAAGGTGGCGAACCGGAGTATATCGTGCCTCAATCCAAAGCAAACGCCTTTGCTGCCAACTGGATGGCTGGCGTTCGCGGCCCTGCTGCTATCCCCCGTTTTGCCGAGGGCGGCGTGGTGATGCCCAGCTCCGCCAATGTCAGCATCCAGACCGGGCCGGTGACACAGATGAATGGCACCAACTTTGTCACCACGCAGGATCTGAGCCGTGCAGTGCAGGCAGGTGTTGATCAGACGCTGGCGCTCCTGGCGGGCGACATCAACGTGCGTTCCGGGCTGGGTCTGATCTGATGGCAAGTTATGACATCATGTGCTTCCTGGAGTATTACGCCGATCGGGACAGCATTATCGATCCAATCAGCAGCCTTAGGGTGCCACAAGGTCAGTGGCAGAACTTCTACCAGACCAATCAAGTGCTGAGCGTGGATGCCAATATCGGCGGCGCTTATTCATATTTGGCTTTTGACGTAGATGGATTCGGCTCGACGGCTGCTGCGTCGATCAACGATCTGAGCATCAATATTGCCGCAACCGCCAGCATTGTAGATATCACTGACGAGGCCATGGGCAACGACAACCTGATCATCGCATCGCTCTACATCCAAGATGCCGGTGAAGATGCGTTTGATGGTGCCAGTGCCCAGCTGATCAGCCGTTATATCGGCAGTATTGAAGGCGCGAGCTTAAGCGATGAGGCTGTGAGCTGGACAGTCAATCCAGCGATCAATAAGTTGAATCCACAGGTGCCGACTCGTAAAATCACGGCAGACATGCTAATCCGGCAGACGGGGCAATGAGCGAAACCGTCTTGGCCATTGATCTGAAGGTGACATGCGCCGACCATGGGACACATGAGGGCGTCACGATGAAGGTGATCGATGAGCGGGTGGTATATGTGACGCCTGATGGTGAGGAGCTGAAAGGTGATTGCTGCGTCAAAACCATTGATGGTGGTTCATTTCTTATGCCACTGACTGTGATAGCAGCCATGATTGAAGAATATCGGAGGCAGGAATAATGACAATCCCAGCGGAAGAAGCCCAACGCATACTCAGTAGGGAAGGGAAAGGAAGACGAGTTGTTGCGACAAACTTCCAGGGCACTCTTTATACTCGCGCTCAGCTTGTAGCAGCTGCTCAAAAAAAAGCAGAGGTCGGCACAACAGCAACCCGCAGCGATACTGCAATCACCAAAAGCAAAAAGCCGCAAACCGATCTAGGCAAACAGCAAACTGTTGCGGCAGCTGGTGACACGGTGCCGATTGTGTTCTGCAAGCGCAGCGGCACTGTGGGCGGCACATGGGTGCAGCCTGCATTGATAAAGACTGGCTCGAATGATTTTGTCGGCAGTTTTCTCTATGCCATCAGTCAAGGGCAGATGGTTAGCTCTCCTGTCAAATATCAAGCATGGGTTGGCACGCAAAGCATTCAGACATTTGCCAGTGCAGGCACTATAACGCTCACGCATTACTACGCGTCAGCTGCGACCATGGCAGCGGCAAAGAATGTTTGCCCAATCAGTAGCGGTAAAGTTTTTTGCAATATCGACACTTATTCGTATTTGGCGCCAATCTGGAATACATCCGGGAACACCGAGCGAGTTCCAGATTATTCTGCCCTTTACAACGCAACCAATGCAATTACTAGAGGAGTTGGCGACACATCGAACTCTGTTATTGTTTTTCAGAACAGCGACGTTGATGTTATTGATAACAAGACTGGCGCAGACGTAACTGCTGGTTACTGGTCTTATTACGGGATCGATCCTGCCAGCACTCAGTCTGTGATCAATGTGAATATATCAACGGGCGGTGGCAATGTTGTTGGGACAATCGAGAGGATACCAGTCAGTGGTTACACAGCGCCTGATCCTAGCTATTTCACCAATTTTGGGGCAACTGGGCCGATTACAATTATTTTCGGTGCCGGCACGGTTAATAATCAGTACAATCCTTCTCTGCCGGCAAGCACTGGAACTCTTTATGGCATCCAGATTGAGTATCAGTTAAGCAGTTTCAGCAATCCATCCAGTCCGCCGGGTTCGGCTGACTTTACGACCTTTGCCGATATTACGTTTCTTGAGATCGACGGCAACATCTACGATCCACCGGATTCAGGCTCTTATCCAACCACCACGCGACAGCTTTCGATTTTCTACCAGAATGGTGTAACCGTTGATCTCTACAGCAACGGTCTGGTGAGCGGTGTCTATCAGACCGGCGCTAGCAATCAGTTCGTTGACCTGGCGATGTATATGTTCACGCTAATGAAGCGCGTGAGCGGTGCTACCACAGCCAGCCTGGCCGCTCCGATCGACGTGAGCAACCTGCAGACGCTGGCGACGTTCTGCACCAATACTGGTCTGTTCTTCAATGGCATCATCGAGCAATCGGTCAATACGATTGACTACATCGCCAAGACTGCACCGTTCTTCCTGTTGTCTTTTGTCTCAAGCAATGGCCGCTACAGTCTGCAGCCGCTGCTGCCACTGAGTGCAGGCAACACAATCAAGACCACGGCGCTCACGGCTGCTGCCACCTTCACTGAGGCCAACATCATCCCGGGCAGCTTCAAAAAGAACTATGTGGATGCTGATGAGCGCCGCGCCGTGAATATCTCATTGGTCTGGCGCGAGGCTGATCCGTTAATCATCGGCATTCAACGCACCACCACCGTGCGCTACTCCACCACCGACAGCAATGCGCCAACGGTGCAGTTCGACATGACGGACTTCTGCACCAGCGCCGCCCATGCTGCGGTTTATGGCAAGTATGAGCTGGCGCGGCGCAAGTTCTCGACCCATAGCATCAGCTTCTCAACGCCGCTGCTGACCACCAGCCTGATCCCAACGCAGATCATTGAGGTGGAGCGACAACGGATCAACAGCCGTGGCGATAACAGGCAGGAGGCTGAGTGGTATCAGATCACGCAGGTGAAGCACAGTAGCGATGGCATTAGCGTGATTGAAGCTGCCCACTTCCCGGTGGATGGCAGTGATATTGCACGCATTAGCAACGAAGTAGTCAACGGGACGTTTGAGGTAATCTGATGGCGACCTTCCCTGCATTGACACCGAGCACCAGGTCGCTGAGTTATGGCGACTATCCGCAGGGCACTTATGAGGCTGTGAGCGGCGCCAACGTGCGGTTCAAGTACGGCAGTGATCGTGTGGTTCAGCGCCTGCAGCTTGGGTATCAGTATTTAACAGAAGCACAGATGAAGTTATTGCTGGATCATTACGAAACACAGCAAAGCACCTTGATACCTTTTGCGTTATCGGCCGAGGTCTGGGCTGGGTATGCAACAGTCCCAGTCTCTGCTGCCTACTACGAATGGCGCTATGCCAAATCAATCGGAGTTGAGATCGCCTCACCATTGCGCTACAACACCACCATCGAGCTGGAATCGGTGCCAATCTGATGAGCACCTTCCCTGCGCTGGTTCCATCCACCCGCACCTTCGTAACTGGTGCAGTGCCGATGGCGATGCAGGTTGCGTTGTCTGGTGTGGTAACAGGCTTCAGACGCGGCAACCGACGGATCGCGCAGACGCTTGGCCTCACCTTCAGGCTGCTGGAGGAGGCGGATGTCACGCTGATCCGCAACCATTACGACAACCGTTCCGGCAGCTTCGACATCTTCTTTTTATCCAGTGAAATTTGGAACGGTTACACCACGCCACCTATCCCGCTGCTGAGTGATTTTGCTTGGCGATACACTGGCGCTCCAACAATCACAGATGTGGCAGGTCATCGTTGGGAGGTTGAGGTTGAACTGGAGACTGTTCCGATCGATACTGGTGATCTGATCTTTGATGCTGGCCTAGCTAGTGCCAGCCCGGCTAGGACTTATATCCTTGATGCAGGCGCTGCGGCCGCTGCACCGGCTCGGGATTACACCATCAGCCCACCAGGAGCATTATGAGCATCACGCTTACCGCCCTCCAAAAGCAGCGGCGCGACACGGCTGCCAACTGGACTACTGCCAATCCAACGCTGCTGGCTGGTGAGATCGGCCTTGAATCTGACACTGGCTACTGGAAGGTCGGTGATGGCAGCACTGCTTGGACGAGCTTGGCCTATGTAAGTGGTCTGGGTGCTGAAATTCCTGTCAGCCGATTGGCCGATGGTTCCGCCCGTCAACTGCTGCAGACCGCTGCCAATGGCACGGATGTGGAGTGGACCAGCAATGTGGATGTGCCGGGGACACTGGACGTAACCGGCGCTGCGACCTTTGATAATAACGTCATTATCCAAGGCGATCTGACGGTCAACGGCAACGCCACCACGATCGACACCACCAACCTGGCGATTAAAGACAAGAACATCGAAATCGGCAAGGTTGCAACGCCCACCGATGTGACGGCTAATGGTGGTGGTATCACACTAAAGGGCACCACTGATAAGACCATCAACTGGATAGATGCCACCGCTGCGTGGACGTTGAGCGAGCACGTCAACATTTTTAGCGGGAAGGAGTACCGCATCGATGGCACCAAAGTGCTGGATGCCACCAGCCTTGGCAGCGGTGTTGTCAGCAGCAGCCTCACCAGCGTTGGCACGATCGGCACTGGCGTGTGGCAGGGAACTGCGATCTCTGATGCTTATCTAGCGACAATCGGTACAGCCGGAAAAGTTAGCAACAGTGCTACCACTGCAACCAGTGCCAACACTGCAAGTGCAATCGTTGCCCGTGATGCAAGTGGCAATTTCAGTGCAGGCACTATTACGGCGAATTTGAGCGGTAACGCTTCAACAGTTACCACTAACGCCAACCTGACTGGTGATGTCACGTCTGTCGGCAACGCCACTTCTATTGCTGCTGGCGTAATTGTCAACGCTAATGTCAACGCATCTGCCGCCATTGCTGGCACCAAGATCAGTCCTGACTTCGGCAATCAGAACATCACCACTACGGGCACCATCACAGCCGGCACGACCGTGACGGGCACGGCATTTATCCCACTGATGACGGCGCTCTACACGCCGGCAAACGGCCTTTACAGCCCAAGCACAAACGCTGTTGCCATCAGTAGCAACAGTGTTGGCCGGTTGATCATCGACTCCTCCGGGAACGTCAACATCAAAGGCGCAGGCGTCCTTGGCTTAAGCCAAGCTATCAGTTTCAACGGCAGCGCACCATCCAACAGTTTGGTGGTTGACTCCTCAGGGCGTCTAGGCATAGGGACTTCAAGTCCTTTGCTGGGCTCGCCAATTTTATTTGCTTCTACTAGTCAATCCAGTAATGGAGCTGTAAGTTTTGCCAATAACGTTAATTCTTCTGATGTAAATCACGGAATTATAAATTTAATTAATACTGCTACGGGAGCACTTGGGAATGATGCCCGCATCATGTTCTCGTTTAGACAGGTTGGCTCGTCCACCGGCCTCGATCCAATGGCAAGCATTGGTGCCGTCAAAGAGACCGCTGACAATGCAGCCGCAATCCAATTCAATACACGTTCCGCATCTTTG